TAAGTATCATGTGATGCCTGATGATGCCGTAGATCTGAATTACTTCCATTGGATGACAGCGCATGATGATAGCGTAGTAGACTCAGACTTTGAAAGCGTAGTCTCAGAGTTTGATAAACAAGGCTCATGCCCCACGTGCAAAGAGGATATCAGATTCGATCAGCACTGGATAGTCACACACCAAGTGGAAGAGGAGGAAAGGATCTTCTCTGTGAAGATCGAACACATTGAGGATGCCCTACACTTCAAGTGTAATGAAGGAGACTTAGAAGATTATGTACAGGAGTACATAAGAAATAATATTAAAGATATAGAATGGACTTATGAGGAAGCGACCAGAAACAAAGATGGTACGCTTAACCATATGTTTGGTGACGTGCCTAAAGCCCTTGATAAATTAACTGTTATTAAAGAGGAGAAAACAAAATGATGATACTAACTGGAATAATCGTATGGCTATTTGTGATAGCTGTTGTACTAAAGTTCTTCGCTACGGCTTCAGAGGTACGTAGAATAGAAGACTTAAATAAGACACATAAAAATAAAATAGATAAAGAACCAAAACGAAAAGTCATAGTGTGGGATGTTGTGTTTGCTTTAGCAGATGAGAATGGTGATGTCGTATATGATTCTAAAGGGGAGGTAGAAGTCTACCGAAATAGAAACGCTCACGACAAGGGTGATTATGAATACCTTGCGGATGAACTTAAACCAGAGGATCTAGAGATCCATGATTACTGTTAGAAATGAAAACAAGAGTACATATAAACCAACACAAGATCCGTAGTAATGCGAAGACAGGAGACAGAGAGCCTGTCATTACAGTCAAGACATACAATGACAATACCTATTGCCATTCCGTAAATATAACTGAGCCTTGTACCATCATCTATTCACCAGACAAACCGCTATCGTGTGGTGCTAAAGTGTGGATCGAGACAGAGGGACAAGTAATCTGTAACGAAGGGGCAACGGTATGAGGAACCCACTGGTAGTAGAAGTAGAAACTAAAGATGGTTCTGTTAGGAACGTGATCTTAACTCAAGGTTTAGACATTAAGAACTTCTTTAGAATAGATGATAACATCTCTTACTTCTTTGATAGAGATGAAGCCACCGAACCGAACGATCTATTAGGTCAGGCAGTTTTCGGAATGATGGAACATGAAGAAGATATCATAACTAAAATAAGAAACGCTAAAGAAATATGAAAACATATAAACATAAGTACAGTGTTAAGTTCAGCATAACAACAACACACAAAGATCATTGGGGTGTTAGCGATGAGGGATTAGTATCCGCACTCGCTCAAAGAATCAATGAGCTTGCTGATTCAGGTTCCTTCAAAGAGTCCGTTGAACATGAGAGTACAACAGAACATCCTTGTAACCCTGCACAGAATACAAACTTCCATATCTTAAAAGAGCTAGGGAACATTGAATGGGATCTCAAGTTCCTTGCAACAAGGTCAATGGATAAAGAAGATAAGGATAAGATACTGGAGAGATTAGCTTTTGTTAAATCACAAGTAAGTAAAATATATAAATGAAAATAGACTGGGAAGAAAAGTATAGGGAGCTTCACCTTAATTTAATCGAGATGCGTATCCGTTGCTCGTCCTACAGGGCGGGAGTAGAGAATGCGTTGAAGTGGTTACAAGAAGAGGAAGCAGAGAATATACATCCTGCAACAAACATAACCCACTTAACTGAAGAGGCTACGTGGGATAGAATAAAAACCAAGAAACATAATAAAGAAAATGGCAACTAAACTAGACAAACAAATAACAAGAGAAGCAGAGATCAATGGAACAATGTACCATGTATCACTGACACCTGACCCCGAACCATCCTTAACTTACAGAGAGAAAGGAACACGGGGTAAGGGAGTATCAATACCTCTTAGTTCATTATTAAAAGAAGACATTAACCTAACCGCACCAGTGCAGTACAAGAACATTGGCGAAGTGTATATGTCTGCGGCTGAAATCAAATCAAAGATTGCTGTGTCCGACAGAGATTATAAAGAGAAGGTTGCTGTGTTAGAAGCTGTTGATGACTTCGTTAAACTTGCGGAGTGGCAAGCAGATAAGAATGCACCCGACTCTGCAATAATGGATCAAAAGATATGAACACATATGTCATTGACTCATATAAATATAACAAGTATAATTAGATATCCGAGATGAATATAATAAGACAGATTCAACCCAAGGGCGCACCCTTTATTGTGGACGCTGAAACGGACGATGATGGTAATATTCTTAAGGATACTGTGAGGGTATACCCGATCATCCCTTCTGACCCTCCTCGAATTGGGGAGTGCATACCTTTAAACGTAGTAGATAAAACAAGAGAAGGAGCTCCGTTCCTTTTTATAAAACCAAAGAAAGACAATGAGACTAATTAAAAAAGTAGAGCCCCAATCAGTAATGAAAGCTTTAACAGATATATCTGGATTCACTTCCGAAGACTTAGCATCGGAAGCATCTGGTGGAACCATCGCTGACTGGAGACATCTTGGAATGTATGTTGCTAAAGGTTATGGCATCCCGCTGAAGACAATCGGTGAGATGTTCGGTAGGCATTTTAGTACTGTGTCATCTGCTGAACGTAAGGTTAAATCCTTACTCAAGCATGATGAAGTAAGCAGTGCTATTGATAAGATAAAAGATAAAGTAGAAAACACACAGGAAGAATAATATGTTTATTAAAAAATACTGTAAGACTGACCGACCTCCATTTGAGAGAATACTAATGACCCAATCCGATGAGCCTATCCCAAACTACCATGTGTATGGTGAGCGTGAGAAGCAGAGCCCAACAACATTGTATTGGGGAACAAGCCGTGCAGAAGCTGAAGGAACTTATGAAACTCTTATGTCTCGCTACATGATTCATACTAAAGCAACTTTCTAGTAGAAAAGATTTGACTAACATATCCTACTGAACTAAAGGTTAGCCATGACAAGAGTAGTGGCACAGACAATAACAAACTCAGAGGTTACATATGAATGTCCTCATTGTTGGTCAACACGTAAAGGAGAGTACCACGCAACAAACAAATTTAAGAATGGTAAGATTGCTAAAGATAGAAAACCCACAATACATCGACATGGTAACGGAAGGGAACTGGCTTCTAGCTTTGACAATGGTAAAGTCTTCAATCAAATATCACACTGTAAATTTGTATCGGACGAAGTGAGTATACGAATCACAGAAGATACTAAACGAATAAACAAGTAAATGTTTTTTCATAAAAACCAAATAGTAAGAATAGAATCAAGAGAGAGTCTTGGGCGTGGGGTACATAGGGTTGTCATTATCCCTTTTCTAGCCTCATTGATTAACACTTACTATTCTGGCTCCGCCAATACACCACACCCATACACCCAAGCAGATAGCATAAAAGGTTTTTTATAGGTATTCCCCTTTTGTGTAGTTTGTTTGGTCTTACCAAAACAAAAGATCCCGCTCTTATAAGGTTATTGATATTGACTCCTTATGAGGGCGGGTTTCTTTTATTCTACAGGGATGTACCGACCATATGATTCCAACTGGTTCTGGTATGTACGCAGTCTTTCAATATGTACATCTCCTTTGGTAGCCATGTTCTTTATGAACGGAGTCTGTAAAGCAGGGCGTTCCATAAGTCCGTTGAGCAAGAGAGCCATTCGCCTCTTACCATAACCACGATTAAGAGCTTGGTTGTATATCTGCTCATCAGTTAAACCTAGCTTCTTGAATCCTCTAAATGTTTTTATTAAGTGTGCGTTAATCCTCCTACGCTTTTCGATATCTTCATCTGTAAATCCTCTGACCATATCTTCAGAAAGAGAGTCATCAGTATACATACGATTCTTAAGAGCTGCTACTCTACGATACTCACCTGACCTTTCCGATAAGAACCTATCGAGCTGTTGGTCTAACTTAATATCATATGGCTTCATAGGCATCAGCTCATTTACGAGAGCCCCTATAGGTGTCGTTATAAAATCAGATACATCAGGATCACCTTCCGTTAATTTCATTAGTCCTTCTTTGAACTTTGTAGGAGTTCTAGGTGCATAAGCTTCTGCAAAAACAAACCCAAGTTTTTTAGAGAATGCTTCAAACACTGTGTCGTTGGCTTCGACTATTGGCAGACCTGTTTCGGGGTCTCTATTATTTAAGGCACTAGATACAGCTCCTGCTAATATCTGCTCATCTAAATACTGCTCCATAACTAATGCTTTAAATAAAGCAGAACCTCCTTCTGCAGGTGACCCTCTCCACACTTGCTCTAATCCTCTCATTAGTGGGTCAACTATCATGGCGTAAGGGTTTAGGTATGTGAAGTCTACTGACTTAAGCTTATCTCCTTTACCAATATAAAAGAAAGAATGTGATCTTAAGTACTCAGGCATAGAGTCTCTAAGAGCTTCGTCTTCCTCTTCGCCAATTCCTGATAAAGCATTGACTATAATAGGAGCTATAGCAGATGCCCCTATTGTTGTCCCCCAGAAACCATAAGCTCTTTGCTTACCTCGTTTAATTAAAACTGGATTACCAGATTGTTTCTCCTCTTTAATTAGAGATATTGTGTTCACTGCGATACGCCAGACTTCTATTTTGAAACGAACGAAAGGAGCGAACATCACACCAAGCCAAGTTTCTTGTAGCCTTTGAACAATCGGAGGAGCTTGATCATATTGTTGAGAAGTAGCTTTAACTTTTCTTGCAGCGTCCTGCATGAGCTGCTCATCACTCATCCCACCGTACTTTCCATCTACTCCTTTAGGGTCTTTAGCTCTGGCTTGTTGGAGTACATCCAACTCATTCATAAAGTAAGCAATCTTGTAGAAGGTATCCACCGACTGCGACATCTCCCGCAAACGATTGTATAATTTCTTAACAGCTTTAGGGGTTTTATCACTAGCTATATCTACTATATCTTTACTCTTATTAACTTCTTTCTCAAGACCTTCAAGGTTATCTAAAAGTTCCCTTTGAATTTGTTCCTCGCTTGGAGGGTTTGTTATTAAATCCTGTATGAGCCTAGCTTCTAATGAGTTGCCTCCTATGCCTAAGCCTATCATTGTTCTATGAAAAGCACTTACCTCTTCCTTACCCATCATAAGATATTTTTTACGTATACGTTCCTGTACGAGAGCCTTACCCATCTTATCCGCACGAATAAATCCTTGTGATGGCCCGAAGAACAGCACGTTAGATACGATGTTTCTTACATAGAAACCGAACGACCCTAGAGTTTTAGCTCCTAAAGATAGTCCCGTTAACGAAGCACCTATTCTGTTAATCGTTCGAGCTGCTTTCTCTGACTCTTGGATTACCTCTCTGGTTTTAGGAGCTAACATATCTTGGACGACTTGATCCATTTCTTTATTAACGAAGTAAACTTTACCGTCATTAAAAGGAGCTGCGTTAATTAAACCAGCATCTTTACCTGCTGTTATTTCCAGCCTCTTTAAGCTCTCATCACTATCTTGCTCAAAGATCATATCTTTCGTTGATGGAGACTCCTCTGAGAAATCCCCTCTTACCTCTCCAGTATCTTTACCTTCTACAATAAAACCATTTGTTTGCCCTACATCTTTTAGGTTCTGTATAAAGTTTATATGTGAAGAGACTAAACCTAAGTGTGAGAATGTTTTTAGTAGTTCGTTATAACCAGTATCATCAGAAGCCTCACCTAATAAATCACGAAGTTCCTTTGGTGGGTTCTTTCTTTTTTTCAAAGCACCAATGTTCAGGTTAATTATACTCTTTTTGTGTTCGGGTATTCCCTTAATCAAATTAGAAGAAGCCACTTTACTTTGTGGAGTAACTTGTATATCTAAGTAATCGTTTACTAGCTTCTCTTTGAATGTTGGATCAAACTCTTTAGATGTAAGTGACCCTCTTGCAGCTTTATATCCCGCAGGATTTAATGTCTTATATTGAGTTAGTAAAAAATCCCCTGCTGCGTTACGCACGTTCTCATAGTTATCACTCTCTCTTACATTCTTTTCGTATTCTTTATCTGTGAATAGCTTATATGTTTTATGTAAATATATATTTAAGTTATCTGATATAGCTATACCAATCTCTGAGTGCTTATCGCTATTACTAACGATTGATTTTATTCGTTCTGAAAGTTCATCAGTCAATTTTCTTAGCTCAAGTAAATGTTTAACTAAGTCAGTTTGATAAGGGTCTCCTTTGAAGTTTTGCAGTTTCGCAAGTTTCTCTATTGCTTTAGATCTTCTTTGGGTAAACTGTTTTCTTTTCTTATTAACAAACGCCTCACGTACAGATGCCACTTCCTCATCAGTTAGTTTCCTTGCCCTGTCTAACTTTTCTGCAGCTTTAATCGCTTGCTGTTCCTTACGTAAGTCTGCTTGAAACTCATCGCTAGTTTCAGGTGTGATGTTTTCCTTACTGCCTGTAACATCTTGTATTAAAGCTGTAGGAGCATTGCCGTTAAAGTCTTTTTTAATTATCTCTTCTAGGTTTTTTTTAAATAATTCAATGTCTACTTCTACTGCTTCTCTAATATATCTTCGTTGCTCTACAAGTCTTTTAACTCTTGGGTCTAGTGTACCAGAGAACTTATCTACAAACCATCTTATCATTCCATACTTTGAATCACTCTTACCTTTATACTCTCCGTCCTTGAAGAAAGGTAATTCAAATAAAGGGGTGTAACTTCCGTACCCAATACCCCCTGTATCAGTTTCAAAGTTACCTCTATCTAGACCACCCGCTTGTGAGTACCTTATGTCTGGGTTAGTGGGATCAAACCTTTGAGATAAAGGAATGACATTACCTTTATCATCTTTAGTTACAGGATCGGATAACTTTATGTTGTTTGGGTTAAATACGATGTAAGAGTCATTACCTTTATCTTCAACTCTGTTTTTATAAACTACGCTGTCATATCCTTTTGAGTTCAGGTACGCATCAAGCCATTCGGTTTCTTCTGCTACATTATCAACCTCAAAAGCTTCCATTTCTCTCAACTGCCCATCATATACCATTTCAGTAGTTAGATTTCCATCAAAGTAAGCGTCAGCATCTGATTCAAATTCTGGTAAAATATCACCACCTTCAAAGATTTGACTTAATATATGTGCTATTCCCCAACCTCCGCTTCCTTCCTTCTCATCCAAACGGAGAGGGTTTTGTGCCTTCAAGTAAACTGAATATGTTCTCTCATTATCAAAACTTTTCTCCATACTTGGAGCTAATTTAAGTTGTTGTGGTGTTGGTCTTTTATCCTTGATCCGATCTTTAGCAGCTTGTTTAGTGCCAAAATGAAATCCCACATCAGTTCTTGAGGAAGAACTGATACTACGAGACTCAAAAACATTGAACTTATTTATGACATTAGTACCATGATAGACAGGGCCAACAGTGTACCCTGTATTCCTTGCTGCTTGCAACGCACCCGCTTGTGATTCTCGTTGATCAACTACAATGTTCTTATCAGGATCTGTATCAACAAAAGGCTTATCGTCTATGTACGTAGCCAATATGTTAAGAGAGCTTTCGGGGTCATCTATATCAAACTTAATTATAGGGTTCACTTCAAACCCTCCTTTAAGTCTTGCCATTTCTCCTGCTAATCTATTTAGAGCTGCTCCAACGACAGGGTTGTCGCTATCTTTCTCTCGCATTGCGTTAAATCGATTCACATAAGAACGCAAGTAGCGCATGAATACTCTAAGGAAATTTGGATTGTCTCTGTAGAAAGCTAACTCTTCTTCACTAGTAAACCCTTTAGTTAATCTCTGCGCCTTCATTCGTAGAAACTCATCTACTACGATATGGTGCATATTACGCTGCTGACTTGGGCTTGCATCAGGAGCTAGTAAAGCACGAGCGTTAGCTATGCTTTCTGGTTTGCCTTCATAATACGTATCTATTATTTCATTTACTTGTGTGGCGGGTAAAGAAGCAAAGATCTCATCCATCTCAGCTTTACTTAGATTTCTCCAAGCTGAGTGGTGTATAGTTTCGTGGGCTGCTTCAAACCTTATGACGTGTTGAGCGTTGCCTCTGCTAAGTCCCATTGTAAGACGTGACATACCCCAAGGATTAATTACCAGTCTCATTCCTTCGTTTGTCTTTTCAGCTCTGACCGCTCCCTTTGCTTTATTAGCAGGGTCATAGTCAACACGAGTCTCCATACCCCAAAAGGATGCTATACTTTCCGCTTGAGCCTTATTCTCTTTATATCTCTGGTGATGTTCTTCAGCAGTGAGACCTCCTCCTTTTTCCATAGACTCTTCTTTGTTCATCCAAAGGTCACCAAAAGAATCAACGAATTGTTTTTCTTCTTCAATCGCTTTAGTTCTTCTCTCCTCAAGCTGACTTTCCGTTAACGTCTCTCCTTCTAAAGAACCTGATTGCGATTCACGTTCCTCTGTTGTCTCTGTCTTAGACGTTCCTTGTTCTAGTATGGTATTAGCTTCTTCTTTTGTAAGTAATTTCTTATTTAGTTTCTCTGTTATCTGTTTCTTTAATTGTTCAGAAGCAATTCTTTCGTCTGAACGCAGCTTTGCCGCTGCTTCAGAGCTATTTAAATTAGCAAATTCTTGGGGAGTGCCACCTGTTAGACTTATAAACTTTTCCTCTGATATCTTCCCAGCTTTAAACGATTCATATAAGTTACTAGCTTTCGTTAGGTACGATCTGTCTTGCGGAGTTACATCTATAATTTCTCTAGATCTAGCTGCAGTTCTTAGTTGTTGAACTAAGTTCTCTTTGTTCTCTTCTATGAATCTTTGAGTCAGAGGTGATCCTGTTTCACCGAGCTCTTGTATTACTTGCTCTATCTTCTGCTCTTGTAATCTTTCGAATCGAGCTCCCCTTCCCCTATCCATCATGCTACGTACACCAACAACTCCCGCCCCCATAACGCCACCTATAGAAGCAGCGTGTAACCCAACCATCATCCTATCAATCATTGGTGTTTCTTCGTTAAGAGCCGCATCCATAATGAATGTTTGTACAAACTCATCAAGACCTTCTTCTAATGCCTCACTCATAGCAGGTATACCATAGGATTTAAGGTTGTTACCTATCCGACCCTTAAGAGATTGTTTCATTTGGCCTTCAACAACCTCTAATAAATCTGCCTTAAAGTTTTTAGCTCCAAAACCTTTTGCATTTAGGTTACCTATTTTTTCAAGCCCCGCTAACATACCTTTAGTGGTCATGCCTTTGAGAAAGGCACTTTCAAAACCACCTAACCCAACACCCATAAAGGCAGTTGTTATCAAACCTGTAACAGTTCCCGCCATCATAGCGTACCCTAAAGCTGCATCGTGCTTCTCTTCGTGAGTCATGTTATCAGGCTGTGCTGCATACACAGTTGCATAAGTACTACCCGCACTTCTATTAGCCGCAGGTAAAAATGTTGCAGGGAAATAGGATGCTTTACGGAACATCTTATTGCCTACTGCTTTGTTATAGGCTTTTAAAGCGTCTTGGACTCCATCAAAAGAAGCCTTCTCAGCGGTGCCTTTTAGTTCTTTCCTAGCAGCAGCAGCTAAAGCTATATCTTTTGCCGTATCACCGAACTGCCTACCTGCAGCGACTTTACTAAGATTCTTAACAGCTAACTTTGCTGCTGAAGTAGCTGAACTTTTAGTAGCAGCATAAGCTACACCACCAGTACCTACAGTAAACGACGATAAAAGAAGGGTAGCGGATACGTCAACAACCATAGGAGCTACAACATTTGATAAGTCCATACCCCAACCAAAGTCATCTCCAAATAATGAAGCTACCTCTCTTCGACGCTGCCTATCCATTTGGTTTTCCACTAAGTAATTAGTGGCTCCTTCACTTTTAAATACAACCGAGCCTAATGAAGCGAAGAGACCTATAACAGAATCAGGTATAGTAGCCGCTACATCTCCTAATCTGTTTTTTATAGAACTGTAATTACGTTTATCAGCTAAGAAAGTATCCAGTACGTCTGTGTCAGAAGCACCGCTAACTCTACCTGCTTGCTTGGCGGCCATCCAGTCGTCACTAGTAGCTGCTGTGTCAGCTAAAAACTTATCATACTGCTCGTATGTAAGTTGTCTGAACAATTTACGTTGGTTCCTGAGCGATGTGACTTGGTTAGGGGACAACCTTTTATCTGTACTGATAGCTCTTTCGAATCTATCCCTCTGTTGCATTAGAGACGGGTGCGCTAACACATGACCACTACCTAATATTCGGATGTTCTTAGCGTCTTCATCATACAACTTGAACTCACTCCTATCGTTTACTTCACTAGCAGCGAGTAGCTCTACAGTATCCTTAATCTCTTTGTCAGAGTATCTATTAAGAGCAGCTCCTTCCCCAAACCCATTCTTACGGCTGTAAGAAGATGATAATCCTTTACGGAAGTCTCCTATCACAGCACCCATAGCGGATGACTGGTCTTGATCAGGCTTTATATCATTTTGTTTTACAAGCTCACGCATATTATCTAATGCGTTCTGTGCTATATCATCAGCAGGATCTTCTGATCCAAGGATATCATTTATCTCACGAAGGAGATTCGCTTGCCTTATACTTTCAAAAACAGTTGTGTTTTCGTATGCTCCTTTCTTAAGACCCGACATTACACGGTAAGCATCTGAGTAATCGAGTGCTCCTAAACGTACAGAGTCGTCGAGAGCCTTACCCCTATCTTCTATCCCTATACCTCCAATAATCTTTTCAACACCCTTGTCATCTTTAACTCTAGCGAAAGGTAAGCTTCCTGATTCGACTAATAATGTCTTCGCTCTGTTTAGTTGTTTACCTAACTCTTCCTTATTACCGTCTTCACTTTGTATGTTATTGAAATAAATAGAACCTGCTTCTTCACCGTAAGCCATACGGATAAGGTTTGTCTGAGTCTGTGCATCCTTCTGTGGTTTAAGTGTACTTAGGAATCCTTCTGACTGAACCTCTTCTTCAGATACTATTCCGTTATTAAGTAAACTACCTACTAAGCCTTGCGATATAGAGCTTTCAACTTGATCATCTAGTTCTCCTGTGCGGAAGAAGTGTCCTCTTTGATAGTCAGCGTAGCCTTGAGCACCGAGCAATGGATCATTGATATTTGATCCTGCAGAAGTTGACCACTGACTGAATGATTGGAGTGGTGGGACGATGATGTTTTGATCAAGGTCGTTAGGCACGGGGGTTTGTCCCCCCAAAGATAGGGTTGGATATAGGTCTGACACAGCAGAATTTGGGTTTGTATAGTTAGTAGTTAAAGGATTTACTGCCCCCAACTAGATACAGCAGCTTCAGCAGCAGGGTTAGCTGCGGCTACTTCCTGCATAGCTCTCATTGAGAGTGCACCTTTTTGAGTTAGTAAACCTTGGTAAGCTTCAATATATAAATCTTTCTCATCCATATCAGCCAACCTACTTTTCTCGCCTTCTGGTATGTTCTTCCTTGTTGGGTACTTTAGTAAAAGGAGTACCTCAATAAGTATCTCTTTATTGTCCTTACTTGCTGGAAGACCTTGTGCTTGAAGTAACGCTTGTATAGCAGGATCGTCAGAGTTACCTCTCCTTAAAGATGAGAGGATGCCCTCGATATCTTCAAGTTCTTTGAGCTGCTCGTCTCTAGTTTCTTTAGTACCTTCTCTTAGACCCACTGCTCTGAGGTTGTCTCTCATCTCATCAGAAGCTTGGTTGACAAATTGTGTGTCTCCTTTAGTTACTTGCTTCTCAATGAAAGTGTCCATCCTCTGCTTATCTGTTTTATTTACTTTTAACTGGTCAGAGGCTGAGGTGAATATAGAACTTATAGTCGTGTTCGAAAGAGTTGGAGCTATGTTAGGAGACAACATAGTGCTCGTCAGTTTCTTTTGTTTATTAGAGTCTGAATCTGAAGAAGCCATTATCTCCCTTACACGAGAAGTAACTAAGGGAGTTAGTTGAGCTACTCGCTGCTCATCTCTGTTCTTTCTTTGGGCTGCTTGTAGGTCTGTGTAAGCTTTCTGTTGCTTAGACATATCAGACAGTTTGGTTTCAAACCTATTAGAAAACATTGCCTGTTCGGAAGCAGGTAAGTTTGCCGCAGATATGTCTGAAAAGAAGTTACCTCTCAGATCTGCCATACTCTGTGAAGGATCATAAGCTGATGGAGAAGCGGCTCTACGCATTTGTAGTAGACGTTCTTGTTCCCTAGCTTCGAGCTCTCTATGTTCTGGCCTCATTATAGTAGGCTCATTCAGTCTTTCGACCTCTGCCTGTAAAGCCATCTTACCAGCTTCAGCACCATAGCCCTTCTTCCTAAGCCTACGTGCAGCTCTTTTATACTTAGAAGAGGTACGGTCTTTCGAGTACCTTTCTCCTAATTCGTATTGTGGCATTGTACTAAACTTCATACTACGATCCCAAAATCTTCTTCATTCTTTTCCTGTTCTTTTCTGTATCTTCGAATCCTTTTGCAACCTCTGGAGACATTGGTTCAGGTTCTTTTACCCTATATTTATCTAAAACTTTTTGCCTTTGTTGACGCTGCCTTTGTAAACCAACAGCTTCTTCTCCCGCACGAGTCATACGCTCAGTGGCTTCAGCTTCCATACCAGTATCTTTCTCAAACTGTTTTCTTTCCTGTTCTAGTCTACTGCCTCCTGCTCCATCGCCATATCTGTTACGGAAATTTTCCATAACGATTCGTTTAGGTTCCTGCATATCGAACTGTCCTTCACGAATACGGGCTTGTCTTTCAGCAGCACTACGTAATCGGAAACCTCCATCAGCTTCTCTCTGACCTAAACGAGTAGGCTTCAGTATGGCTTGATCTTTGACCATTTGGTCATACCCACCTTTATACCCATAAGGGCCTTCTGCTCCTGAAAGTCTTACTTGTTTATCTCTAGCCGCTTTCAGTGCGTCAACTTTATCTGTATTAGGTTTAGGAGTTGCCGTACCTGTACCTGTACCTGTACCTGTTACCGATCCTCCAGTTTTATTAGGGTTAGGTGCTCCAACAAAATCAGAGTCGCCTTCTTCAAGATATTTCATCGGCTTAAAACCTAAGTCATAGAACTCAGGAATATCTTGCTCGGTCTCTGAAACATTTGTTACAAGAGCACCAGCACCTTCAGGTAAATCATCTAGTGATGTAAGCCTACCAAATTCTTTAAAACTCGAATTATTTATTCCCTTACCTAATTTTGCAAGAGCAGCTTGATCAGAGTCACCGAAAGCATCATCTGTAGCATACCCAAAAGCGTTTAATATAGCATCTTCATCTCCATAACTATAATCTCCAATTAAAGCAGACCTTAAGTTACCTCCACCTTTTTTAAAATAACTAACACCTTTTTCGTTTTTAGAAGCGGATACTCTATCTACTAACTCAGAAGCATTAGGCCCTCCTATAGTACGTATTAGGTTTGCTATGGATGAGACAGATGCCTCTTGAGTACCTCCTTGAACGCCATCTCCTGTTTGGTACAAGGCTTTATTCAAGTCCTTCGCTAATTTATTAGCAAACTGTTGTTTTTCGTCTTCAGTAAAGTCGCTGTATTTTCTGTTATCCGCCATAAAATTTAAATATTATTAACTATAAATTTAGTTTTTTTATATGAAAAGTCAACAAGGCTATGTGCCTTGAAGCGCTTCATTGCTTAACATGTTAGATAAACGCTTAATTGAACGCCTTGGCCTATTGATTTTACTAGAATTTCCTGTGTCCATAGGCTCAACAGCTACTAAACCGTGACGTTGACGAGCTAAATCTAAACATAAGAACGCAGCATCTGCTAAGTCAGGGGATTTACCTAGTCTGGATTTGTGTTCTACCTTACTTTCGATCTTCATTCGTAAGGTAGCACCTTTAACCATATCATAATTCCTACCTGTTATTTCTTGAGCTAAGTCTCCGTTCATACCAAACAACTGTTTAGTTCTACAAAGCTCTTTGCCAACGAACCAAAGCTCTGTTACTCTGTTTACGTACAACTCACTTCCTATAAGTTTAGAATTAGCCGAAACCCTACGCTCAGATGCACGACCACCAAAAGAAACTCTCAAAATCTCGTCGCTCCATTCTCCAGCTAGTACGTCACAAAATGGAGCACCTGCTCCAGTTGCGTCTACTGCAATATCCATCGGTTTTATCTTTCTTTTTTGACACTCCGCCTTCACCTGACGAACAATCTGGTAAGTCCTCGGAACCGCTTTGTTGGTGGCATCGTCATTAAGATGTATAGCTTCTCCAAGCTGGCAGACAAACTGTCCTGTTGAGTCATAACCAACATGACCAGTATATAAAATACATCTATCACCACCATTGGTAAAAGCAGGGTCTAAACCAGCAATAGGTATAGGGTTCCCTTTCCATTCTACATTGTTCATTGATCCGCTACGAGCCAACTCTGCTTCATTATATATGGTGTCTTCCTCATCTCCATCAAAGAACACAGCACGACACATCCTGTAGTACCCACGAGACTCTTGTCCTAGCAGGGCTTTGTCTTCGTTTAACTTTTCTGTAGTAGGTAGCCAAGGGTATATAACCTCATCAGCTACAACATTAGGACTTCGTTCAGCATCAAACCTTACATACTGCCCACCCCATTTTGTTCTCCATTCGTAGTCTGTATTAGTATCAACACTATCCCAACCATCTTTAGGTGTAGACCAAACACCAAAAGCATCGAACCTAGAGTTCGGGTTACTCAACCCCACCATCTCGAATCTCTCGTTCTTAGATAAGTTACTTAGACCAGCTTGAACAATGGCTTCGGATATTTCTGAAAGCTCATCAGCTATTAATATTATTCGCTTCTGCTTAATACCAATAAATTTTCCTATCGCTTCTTTAGTTTTTGATTTCTCTGCTGCTATCAAAGATAAACCAGCTCGCTCTATCAAGTTTCCCGTCTCTGTTTCGTATGCAGCGTTACCTATACTGTCTCTTATTCGTATAGGAGCTCCTTCTATAACCATCAAAAGCGAAACAACAGAACCCCATATTCTTTTACGAGCTTCTCTTAAGGTAGTTGATGTTAATAGTATTAGCGTATCTCTTGGAGCAGCTAACCAGTTTAGTATTCCCCAAGCAGCTAGTGTATGTGACTTACCACTGTTAGCCGCTCCACCTATAGCAATGTATTTATTACGAATGACAGCCCTTATCATCTCTTCTGCCCAAGGATGTTTTACCATCATAGGCTCTGGACGTTCAGGGCAATTCCAAATCTCATCACACAGTCTCCAAAAATAATATTCTTTTGCTCTGTTAGAGTCGTGGTTACCTAACCCGTACAACAGAGCTGTTATAGTGTTCGTAGGCGGTATTAGTATACCACCAACATCCATCTTCTTTGTCTTAGGGTCTATTCGTGGTTCGTATGCTTTGACAGACTTATTCATATTACTTGAATTTACGTATAAAAATACTATATTCTAATTGCTTTGCCTAAAAAACAAAATGATTCACAGTTCTTAGATAGGGAGGACGTTAAACGTGCTCTACAACTATACAAACAGGACTACAAGTTAACTACTATAGCTGATGAGCTAGGAATATCCACGTCAACTCTACGTAGATGGCTTAGAAAAGCTGGCTTTGGCCCTAAGAATGACTCTTATGGATCAAACCCAGACACTGAAAAAGAAAAAAGCGTAGATCCTATACAAGAATCATTAGACGAAGACCTTAATAAGAAAACTAAAGAAGCAATTAACGTAGCTAAAAGAGAAGCAAGGACTGCAGAAGAAAAAAACATACTCGAAATATCAGAGGCACAAACATCTCCTGCCGAAAAGTATCAAACTTATGTAGCTGCAGCGGGTATGCGTTTACTTAGGGACTCTATGAGTAACTTAAGACCTCCTAAAACTATTCGTGAGTTAGACCAGTTGGATCAAATGATCAGAAGGAACTTAGGTCTCAATGATAAGAAAGGTGGAGGTGCAGGTAAGATGCAAATCGATATAAGTATTTTAAATAACGCTCGTGCTAACAAAAGCAAGAACGCTATTCAGATAAACCAAGAAGATATAGTTGATGTCGAACCAGAAAAACCAAAAGACTAAAGAAGACGCAGAATCTACCTTACTTTTATACTCAGGACTAGAGGACGCTTTTATAGGAACCGTTGATAGATATAACAACCCGCCAATAGCTTGTTATTCTAAAGAGATAACTATCTCACTTTTAAAAAAACAATTTAATTTATCTACCAAAGAGGCAAATGATAGGTTAGAATATGAGTACTTACTAAACAATTTTGGTGATGCTACTCCATGTTTTCTAGAAGACAGAGCGATATAAAAATGTTCCCTAATAGGGAGATAGTCGAACATCCTACTATAGTATATAGACAGGATATACCTCCTAAAGATTTTACGTTTAGGAGTGACATACTAGTCGGCTCTTACTACCTAGTCATTCCACACACAGCTAAGGAAGTCTTTTACATTCAAATGCTTACAAAAAATGTCGATGTATTCTTACCGTATGAGGGCGACGGGTTACTGTTGAGTAAAAAAGCCTTACAAGGTTTATGATAATTGGTATTGATAATGGTTTAGACGGAGGGCTAGTTGCTATCTCAAGGCATACGGGTGCTTTAATCGATAAGACTATTATGCCTACAATACATAGAGCAGGTAAGCGTGAAGTTAACTCACGAGCTTTGTATGAATGGATAATGAACCTTGGGCAATGTGCAGATGATTTCTTGATAGCGATTGAGGAACCATTGAAACATGCTAAATCCTCGCAAGCTGTCCGATCAATGGGTATTTCTTTTGGGAAAATTATGGGAGTCTGTGAGAGCAGAGAGTGGGCACATTGTTGTGTGTCAGTTCACAAGTGGCAAAAGTTCATGTTAGGTAGTGTACCTAAAGGTCAAACCAAACAAGCTGCCCTATGGAAAGCAGAGTGCCTTGCTCCTGACGAATGTTGGCAGAAAAGTAAGCGAGCTTCTAAAGCACATGATGGTATGATTGATGCCTTCTTAATTGCTAGATATATAAAAGATAAAACTATTAGCGCATAGTTTCTAAACTGTATTATATTAAAAGCAGTTAAGCCTTTCTTGGTTTTATGCTTAACTAGGGGAGTAGGGGTATTTGCTTTTTTCTACCTCTACTCCCTATTTCAATTCTTTTCTCTAGACAAGTATTTGAGGGTAGTGTATGGGTTGTCGAAATGAAAACCTTATTTGAACGACAGAAAGAAGCCTGTGATTTTTTCTTATCAAGACAATTAGAAGATATCAATACTATAGATAGTAGTGCTGTAGGTACAGGGAAGACAGTGGTAGCTGCACACTTAGCTAGAAACTTAGGAGGTGAAGTAGCTGTCATATGCCCTAAAGCAGTTATCCCTTCTTGGGAAAGAGAGTTAAAGGAGACAGGGATAAAACCTTTATTTGTCCTCAACTACGAAAGTATTAGAAGAGGACGTGCTCCCTTTATGTCTAAGAGGGGTAAAAAGATAATGCAATGGCACTTACCTAAAGGCACTTTAATACTTATAGATGAGATACATAAATGCAAAGGAGCGTTTACTCAGAACGCACAGCTGTTAATTAGTTTAGTCCAGCAAGGGTATCGTATACATGGAATGTCTGCCACAGCAGCAGAAGACCCTACAGAGATGAGAGCGTTAGGGTATATGTTGGGACTACATAGCCTTAATAAAACCGAAGGTAATCTTAAAAGTTGGTACGGTTGGATGTATAACAATGGGTGTGCTCCTGATCAGTGGAAAAAGTGGCGGTTGATTACTAAGAAAAAGCTAGACTCTATAAAACAAGGGATATACGGAGTAACAGGACACAAGCTTACTGTTGATGATTTCCCTGACAGTTTTAGAAACAATAGAGTTTTTATAGAGAATGTAGAGTTCTCAGATAAAAAAGGAATACAAAAAATATACAGGGATCTTGATATCACTCCCGAAATAGTTACTCAATATATAGAAGAAGGGACAGTAGGCGATAGCGAGTGGGCTCTGGTAAACATTTTACGGGCAAGACAGTTAACAGAAGCTGTAAAAGTTCCTGATATTGTTAACATGGCTGAGGACTTAATTGATCAAGGTAACTCTGTAGTGATCTTTGTTAACTTTAAAGACACTGTTAAAGCTCTATGCTCACAACTTAATTGTAGCTCTATAGAAGGCGGTCAGACCATAAAAGCACGGCAGCAAATCATTGATGATTTCCAAGATGACGATGAAAATGTACTCGTTGTTAATATTAGTGCTGGAGGTACAGGACTTTCATTACACGATATTAATGGCAAAAGGCCCAGAGTTAGTTTAATATGCCCATCGTATTCAGCTAAGGAGTTTGCACAGACGTTAGGTCGTATTCATAGGAATGGTGCTAAGTCAGATGCGTTACAAAAAATACTAGTCGCTGTAGACACCATTGAGGAAAATGTGATACAGGCGGTAAATAGAAAATTAGAAAACATGAAAGCACTACATGGATAATACACACACCCAACTAAAATTAGGTATAAATGTCAAACCTGTGTTTGAACATAGAGCATCAGACACCGAAGATAAAAAATTAAAATATAATCCAATACCAGAAGATTTAATAGAGGCTGTGTATTATAACAATGGGGGTGTTTTCTGGAAGAGAGACATAAGAACGAATAGACATCTTTATCGTACCAAAAGAAAAGGACATAAAGCGACCGTAGTAAAACCGAAGGAGTGGTGCGAATGTAAACAACGCTGGCATCCAGCTAGAAATGTTATTTGGTGGTATGTCAATGGTAAGCGTAAAAGGTTTTTTGCTTCACGAGTTATAATGGCGATGTTCCGCTATGATGATGTAACTAAGCAAGTTGACCATATAGACCATGACACATTGAATGATAAACTAAGTAATTTAAGGCATGCGACTCCAAAACAAAATTCTGGTAATACGAGATTATCAATCAATAACTCAACTGGATATAAAAATGTAGTTAGAAGAGGGGCAAACCGTGTTTGTGTTGCCTTCACGGTTGATGGGAAACAAATTCGGGTGAAAGATGATTTTGGTCATGCAAGTTGGCCTAACACAAAAGAAGGGGTAGAATATGCTAATAAGCTGGCGGTCACTTTCAGAGAGAAAACATTCGGTGAATTTGCATGTCATGGATAATCAACCAGATCACGGAAGCAGAGGACACGCAGAGTTTAGTCCATCAAGTTTAAAGTATGTTGCAGGTTGTGCAGGATACGTAGGTAGGTCGGGCACTAACGCAGCGGCAGAGAAAGGGACTCGTATCCACGAAGCTCTTGAAGTCAAAGACCCTTCAGCACTACACGATGAAGGGGAACACGAAATTTATGAAGCTATTGTAGCTGATGAAGAAGCATATCTTAATACATTTGCTAATGGTAAAGAATATAAAGAGTACAACGAGATACAAGTAGACATTCAATTAGATGGTACAGCTACGTGGGGTACTTGTGATAAGTTTGTTAAGATAGGTGATCAGGCAGTTATGATTGATTATAAGACTGGCATCAGTCAGATCGACGAGCCTAGAGATAACTGGCAAGCTATAGCTTACACTATTGGAGCATTTCAAGCACACACGGAAGTAAATGAAATAGATTTTGTTTTCTTCATACCTGTAAGGAATCAAACGCTTACGGGAAAATTCTCAAGAGATGAAGTTCCTACCCTTATTAAGAAGCTTAGTAAAATAATTAAAAGAGGAGAGAAGATAAGACCTAAGTGGGACGGAGGCGCACCCGACCTATATGAGCTTAACCCAACAGTTAACTGCAGGTTCTGTACATATGAAGATTCATGCCCTGCCTTGGGCGGATTGGCAGTGGAGGTTGCGTCACGAGTTGCTGACGACGCACTGCCTAAAGGAGACATAGCAGACCCTGATGACCCTGCTGCTGTAGAACATTTATATGTAGTGTCTAAGATTGTTACTGCTTGGGCAGATAGAATAAAAGCTAAGGCGATGAGCATGGCAAAAGAAGGTGTAGAGTTTCCCACCCTAAGACTTAAATCAATGGGAGCACCTAAGAAGTGTACAGATAACATGAAACTAGCTCAACTAGCTGAGGAATATGATTTAGACACAGAGGAAATATTAAACATTGTTAATATGCCCCTAACAAAACTAGCAAAAGCAGTAGGAAATACTGCTCCCGATGGCGAGAAAAATCAAAAAGCTAAAGAATTTCTTGACGCTGCTCAAGATCTCGACATTGTAGCCAGCTCTGACGTGCGTTATACGCTGTCCTAAAAACAAATAAATATAAAATAAATAAACATATATGAGTACAACATTACAAAAAAAGAAAAAAGAAGAGATACAGGTAATACCTGATGCACCTAAGCTTGAGTTCTCAGCAGAAGACTTGAACGCACCTAGACTTAATGTCGTACAGGCGCAGTCAAAAATTGCTGGGGAAACTGGCGCACTTGTAGTTGATAAGATGCACACACTGATTCTCCATGAGGAAGAGTGTAAAGCTGTCCCTATCAAAGCGATAAAGGGGTGGAGAGAGGATACTCCTTTCGGTCACCCAGAAATGCCTAGACAAGTCTTTAGTGAGGAAGAAGCTAAAGAACTATCTAAGGAATCAGAACATAACGTAATTAAATTTGCGGAAATCTTATTCATATTTCCTAAAGGAGAAAAGGAAGATGAAGACGTTTACCCTTACCCAATAGGAGATGAGCTCTACGCTATGGGTAAAATAAACGTAGCTAAAGATGCGTTCAAATACACGTTTGAAAGGTTAGCTACTTTTCAAACATTCAACCCAGACTCCCCTATATGTGTGAAGTACTGGAAGTTTAAAACTGAGCTCCTAACAAGAGGAATGAACAGTTGGTTTGTTCCAAGTATAACTCCAACCACAGAAGGGACTGCTGATGAAATCCAAAAATTCGCTGCTAGACTCGCTTAATATGAAAGACCAAGAAATAATTATTAAGTCGGTGGAGGATGAAATAACTCAACTCCAAAAGCTTATCGATGATATCGATAACAAAGTTAAGGAGCTTGAGACTCAGAAAGCTCATTGTGGTCGCCTCCTTCAAGGTTTCCAGTGGTATCTCACTCACCTTAAAGGGGGAGAAATAGATATTCCAGACATACAAAAAGAACTGGGAGTATAAAAATTCAATAAGGTATATCAGACTACCTTATTGTTGTTCATAGTGAGGGCCCATCCGTGCGATGATCATGTCGTGGGGGTATGTAGCACGGATGGGTTAACTACTAAAAAATTTATTTATGAATACTTTTGCCATCGACTTTGAAACCTATTATGACAAAGAATGCTCTATTAAAACATTAGGAGCAGTAGGTTATTTTAATCACCCCTTATTTGACGCTTACATGGTCTCTGTTGTAGGCGATGAGGGGACTAGCTTTGTAGGAGACCCAAGAGATTTTGACTGGTCTATTATTAAAGGACATAGAGCTTTAAGCCACAACGCTCCTTTTGATCAAAGCCTATACTTGCATGGCGTAGCAAAAGAATGGTGGCCTTCTGTAGATTATGCAGAGTGGTTATGTACTGCAGACCTTGTTGCGTATTGTGGTTTACCTAGAGCGCTAAAGAATGCGTCTGCTGAACTGTTTGACTTAGAAGTATCTAAGGAAACCAGAGATAATATGTTAGGTAAAAAATGGGAGGGCATGACAAAACAATTCCAAAAAGAAGTTTCTGAATATGCTCTTAAGGACTCAGAGCTGTGTTTAAAAATATGGCAAGAATTAGAAAGTAAATGGCCTGACACCGAGCGGAGTATTAGTTGTTTGAACCGTACTATATCACAGAGAGGTATTCCTATAGACATAGAGGCACTGAAAAAACAAATAGAGAATATTAATATAAACATCTTCGAAGCAGAGAACTCAATACCTTGGATTAACGAAGCTCCTACTCTTTCCCGTAAGGCATTCAACAATGAGTGCCGTAAGATTGGTTTAGAACCCCCTGTCAGTCTAGCGATGACCGATAAAGACGCTAATGAATGGATTAGATTGCATGGTCAGAAATATAAATGGATTGGAGCTGTTAGGGACTATAGAAGAATTAATTCTTTAAAGAGAAAACTAGAGAGTTTTGATAATGCCACTATGTCTGATGACAGATACTATGGCAATATTATGTATTGGGGAGCTTCTACAGGTAGGTTTTCTGGAGGCGGTGGTAATCTTAACTTACAGAACTTACCTAGAGGGGAGATGTTCGGAGTAGATTTACGTAAGTTAATATCTAGTAAACCAAATAAAAAACTCATTGCGGTAGACCTTTCACAAATTGAGGTGCGTACACTATGTTGGTTGGCAAAAGATAGAGGCACACTAGAAGAGATAAAAATGTGTGACGACATATACGAAGCTTTCGCAATAAGGTTTGGTGAGTGGGATGCTAATAAGGGTGTGTTAAAAGATGAAGATCCTAAACTAAGACACCTAGTTAAAACTATTGTGTTGGGTTGTGGGTATGGAGCGAGTGCCAACAAATTCTCTATTATAGCAGGGATACCTTTAGAAGAAGCTCAGAAAGCCGTCGATATGTACAGGACTAAAATGAATAAGGTTGTTGGTCTGTGGAATGGTTTACAAAGGAGAATGCACGTAGCATATACTGGACTTAAAGATTTCAAAGTACCATTACCTTCTGGAAGAGATATAAATTACGGTAGAGTTGATACCTCGTTACAGAACGAAAGAAGAACTTATGTAGCTAAAATAGCTAAAGGACATAGAAAGATTCCTGTTAGACTATGGGGAGGTCTGCTTGCTGAGAACGCATCGCAAGCATTAGCAAGAGACATATTTTCTGATATGCTTCTTAGGATAGAAGAAGCTGGGATCAAAACAATATTTCACGTACACGACGAAGTGGTTGTCGAAGAGGATGAAGACAAAGCAGAGGATACTCTACAGAAGATTATATCTATAATGAGTACTGCACCTACGTGGATAGATGACATCCCATTAGAGGCCGAAGGAAAAATACTAACTCAATACGAAAAATAAAATGGAATACCGATACCTAAAAAATCTAAAATCAGATAAGACATATAAGTTTACAGACCCTCTATCAATACAAAAGAAAAAACCTAAGTTTGTTAACAAGGCAAAATTTAGGGAGTGGTGCGCTGATAAAGATACTGACCATGTTTTTTATAGTATGGTGGAAGGTGATAATCCTTCTCTGCGTATACAAGCAGATAACCCACCTAACTTCGTGAGTGGTATTGTCGCAGACTACGATGCTCCTGTTGATCATACTTTGATTGAGAAGATTCTTAAGACGCAGTGTAAGGACAACATGCCTATGTGGATGAGTACAACTCAATCAGGATATCTGCGTCTTGTGTGGCCTTTCAAAAGAGTCCCTACATCAGCGGAATCTTATCCTGCTTTTATGAATAGGATGTGTGCTTTCTTACAGTTAGATCGTCTGTTCGCTGGTTTTGATAAGTCTTCTTTAAGAGCTAACCAGTACTTTGAATTTGGCGACAACTGGAAAAAGATAGGAGATCCTCTTGACGACAATGTTGTCAAAACAATGATTCTTAAAGCTGCAATGGATAAACCTCCTCAAACAACAGAGACTTCAATACCTTTAGACGTAGTAGCGGGCGAAGTTTTGAAAAGGTTCCCTAATAGATGGATGGGCGAATTTATTGAGGGGGAACGAGGGCCTTTGTTTTGGATAAATGATGGTATAGAAAGAGAAGGTTGTGCTATAACATCGGATGGTATGCTTTGTTTTTCAGACAGAGCAGGTAAATCATTCGTTACGTGGAAAGAAATACTTGGTAATAAGTTTGTAGAGCAGTATGAGAAAACTAAGTTAGGGGACTTACTAGATAACTATTGGTTTAATGGAACTAAATTTTTTAAACTACTGCATGGAACGGCTGTAGTTATTCCTAAAGAACAACTGATACTGGAGCTTAAGAAACTAGGGTTTTTACCTAGAGCAAAGAAAGGGCAGACTGTATCTGAAGTGGAGGCAGCCATACTAAGTATATCTAATGATAATAGAATAGATGAGATAGCACCTATTATCTGGTCTAAAGACAGAGTAGTGCAGACAAATTCTCACCGTATATTAAACTCACAAAACGTGCACCCAGTTGAACCAGCAGAAAGCGGTGATCCTAAAAACTGGCCTTACATACATAAATGGTTAAACCAACTATTTGTAAACGACAAAAGACCCACTATAGAATATTTCCACGCCTACATGAAAAGATTCTACGAGTCTGTTCTTTTTAGGAAAGCAAAACAAGGACAAGGGCTAATACTGGTAGGGCCTACTGGAAGAGGTAAGACCTTAATAGCTAGAAGAATAATAGGAGCCCTTGTAGGAGGGTACTCAGATGCTTCGGAGTACATATGTGGACAAACATCCTTTAATAAGGAATTAGCTAGAGTACCTTGCTGGTGTGTTGATGACACAAAGAGTGCTGCTAGTTTTCAAGATCAGAGAAAAGCCACTGAGATATTTAAAAGAGTAGTCGCTAACCCAGACATATCTTACATGGCTAAATACTGTGATGAATTAAGCATACCGTGGAGTGGGCGTATCATACTTACACTCAATATGGATGCCAACTCTTTAAGCGTTATCCCTTCTCTAGACTCTAGTAATCGAGATAAGATAATGGCATTAAGAATTAGTGATGACGCTACTCAAGACTTTCCATCTAACGAAGACTTAGAAGAGCTAATATTAAATGAGTTACCCTATTATGCAAAATGGCTTTTAGACTGGAACCCTCCTACAGAATTAGTAGGCCGCTCAAGATATGGTGTTATATCTTACATAGACAAATCGATTGCCTCTGCTGCTTATGATAATTCAAGTAGGAGTAGTATAGCAGAATTAGTAGAATTTTTCTGTAAGAGAGCTAGAGAATATGGAGACGGGGAAAGCACATGGAGAGGTACGTTAACAGAGTTTCAAGCAATGCTTCACGAATTTAATGGTGGGAGAACTGTAGGTATGTCTAATTCACTAGAGTTTGTCCGAAGAGGAATGTTGATTATAGAGGAATCATGTAAAGAAAACAGCAGTATTAGACCTGTTAAATCTTTAGGATTTGGCGGGGGTAAGTTATGGGAAATTGATATATCAGAAAAGTATGATATAGATAAGAACATTGACTTAGAAGATACTAATGACTAGAGAAGAAATAGAAGATTATATAAATATAGCGGCTCCTGACTATCCTATAATACTTGCAGACAAATTAGAAGGTGCGTTTATTGGAGTAGATACAGAAAACGAGACTCCTAGAGCTGTTTACTCAATAGAAAAATGCATTGATATACTTACAGATGGTATGTCTTATGATGAAGCTGCAGAGTACTTTTGGTACAACGTAGCTGGAGCTGGGGGAGAGGGGTATCCTATATACATATCGACACCTGTGATAGAAGAAGATAGCCCGTACAAATAATCTATTTATATGTAAATGGGTTATTTAGCTTTGAAATAAATGTGTGGTATCCTGCAGCTTTATATACAAACCCATGTTCATCTTGGTCTCCTTTCTCCATAAAATCAGCTACCTGAAAATACTTAGTCGTAGGTAACCACCCTAGTACCCATACAATCATTAAGTCTTTACGGACACGAGTAAAGAAATACACATCGTTATCTGGTATTTTATTTTTGGGTGTATTAACAGAAACAGTGTATTCAGGTTTAGGTATTGAGCTGCAAGTTTTTGATTTAACTTCTATGGCTTTGTTTTTGTGCTCAATATCGTGCGTAAATAAATTGTCCCCTACGTATTTACTATGACCAATAAAATTATTGATGACTACTTCACCAAGACATCCTGTCATACGCCCCATGCCTCTAGTAAAAGAGTTAGGGAGAACCCCCATTTTAGTAGCTCTGGAATGAGCTATGGAGAGATCATCGCCAGTAGGTTTATATAACGCAAAGGAGTCACTCTCAGTAAATTTACTCATGCTCTATTTTTTTAAGAAAAGATTCCCACGCAGGGAAGAATATTTCCTCCATACAACGGACAACTGCTTCTTGTTCATATGACTCAAGCCAACCAACACCACTTAGTAATAAGCTGGCTTCCATCATTTCGTGTCTTATTGTCTCTAATAAGATCTTACCTTTAATCTTCTTGTTAACTTGGATAAGTTTTTTGTCGTGGAAATACAAACCGTAAGGAGGGTCGTCATCTCCAAAAGGGACAGCTTCTAGCTCAATACGTCGGCCAGCAATAGGTATTGATTTAGGGAGCTCCAAGTTACCACCTTTCTGAAAGCTCTTTATATAGTTCTAAACCTGAAGCTATTGAGGTAGCTATACCATCCATATTTTTTAAAGCTAAATCAAAATCTTCGGTATTACTTCCAAAAAAAGGTTCTGCAATAACGGCTGGGCAGTGTGTTAACCTTAAAAAACCAGCTCCTCTACTCCCTTTACCTTTTTCTTTAATTCCTCTACTACGTAACTGAGGGAAACAATCTTCAAATGAATCTCTTAAAGCCCTTGCAAAGAGCCTTCCTTTCTCAGAAGTCTTCCAATAAAGCCACTCATGCCCTGTAGCTTTTGGAGTTGCTGCATTAAAATGCAACTCTATAGCTGCGTCAGCTCCATCGTTCCTAATGGTCTTAGCTAACCATTTCATGGCGCTCCAATAATTATCTCCTTTATACGTTGAATATATTTTATGAGAAACACTTAAGCGTTCCCCAATCATGTCAGCCAGTTGGGAGTTATAGTCCCATTCTGTAACTCCAGTCACAGAAGCTGCACCTGAATCATTTGGTCGAGAGTGTCCTACGCAGATTGCTATCATCTCCTATTATTATAGCACGTCTGTAGGAATAATCACTATGGAACTTCTGCCCACGCCCCATGAGATTGCCTTCTTTAAAGGGGTAATCGTACCCTTGAATCAGGGTAACTGTAGGAGGATCATATATTGCGCTTTCGTTCAATGCTGAGTCGCCCGCTAAGTCTTTCAAGGCGCAGCTTGGCAGCAGGGCTACCGTCAGCAGCAAGGCGGTCAATCTCATCTTCAAGGCCATATACGTATTTCCGTTGTTTCGACCTAGTATAATTCACATAAGCCTCTAACGCTAATACTATTATCCTCAAGAAATTCCTCACTTCTTTTTAGACATTATAGACCAAATAACGCCTATAAGTGTTACAGCAGCCGATACTCCTGTAGTAACTTCGTCATTTGAAGCCATCCCATTCTGCGTCATAAAACCACCACCAAACGTGAGGAAGTGCCTTACTATTCCTAATATAGATTCTTTATTCATTTCTTCCTTTTTAACAGGTTATAGAGCGTGATAATAGCTACTGTAATACCCAACAAGCCTCCAACTACTTGGATACCCCATTGGATTACTTCAGCGTACGGAATAGTAACAGCAATCAAAGATCCCGTTATTCCTGTAGCCCCCTTTACAATTAGCTCTTCATTGCTCATTCAGCGAGCAATATACCACAATTAATCAATAATACCAAATTCCTTGGCATATGACTCACAAGCCTTGTCAATGACCCATTTAAGATAATCCTTATCTTCTGTAAATCCTTCTTGTGGAATAGTTTGTGGAAGATCAGGAGTCCCTACTGTGTAGTCTGGATTAGGTATCGTAGGCTCCCCAACAGCAGGAACATAATCAGGGTTCTCAATCATTGACTCCCCGACAGCTTCTTTAGCTTCTACGTAATCAGGGTTGTCAATAACTGCTGACCCTTCTTGCTCGACTGCTGGTATGTAATCAGGGTTATCTATAAGTTCCTCAGACTCCTCATCATCCTCATCATAATCAGGGTTTGCAATCTTAGGATCTCCGATAGCTTCTGATCCCTTTACGAAATCAGGATTAGGTATTAGAGGCTCTCCGATAGCTTCAGTTGCTGGTTCATAATCAGGGTTCTCGATTAACGGTTCACCAATAGGCTCCTCATAATCAGGATTCACCTGCTCCTCCAATAGATACGGCTCCACATAATCAGGGTTGGTTATCCAAGGCAGTGAAGCATTATACCTTTCTCTAGCTTTGGTAACCCCAGCAAGATGGTTTTCATCTTCTATATCTACATAGAACTTCATTACTCAACAACTTCTGCTTGGACTTCTTCGGCTTCTGGTTGTTGTGGTGCAGCAACAGTTTCACCTGTTTGCTCAGATATTGTCTTAGCTAAAACTACAAGAGCTTCAGCGCCATTTAAACCAACAGCTTTAACAGCAATATCGATAGCTTGGATGTTTACTTGGATTAGATCCTTATTTAGTTTAAGTGTAACTTCTTCCATAATTGTTAGGATATGCCTTTAATACGTATTATCAAGCGTTTTATTAGCCTA